CAACGAAGCCAGATGGCTACATTCTGCCGCAAACGGTAATCATCACCTTGACAGAATGTGCACTCAGAACATCTGACGCAATATAGAAATTAAGCTCATAAAACCACGTGGGGACCATCAATAGAACGGATGGCCTTCACTCCGACGTAAAGATCGGAGTTCTAAATTAGAGTATTTTATAATTTCGATATTTACGTCAACGAGGATACATTGTATCCCCGTGTCGCCGGCTTTAGCGACGTAGACATTATGAAAAATACTAGGCACTGGGGACTGTATTTTCATAATAAAAGATGGGAGGACCTAGGTAGAAAAAGACATTAAAATCCTCCGCCGCAGCACAATATGTCCTTACAACTCCAGAAGCTGTGGAAAATTGAGTTTGACATATTGTGTGGTAGTAAGGCATAGCCTGCATTTCAGTAGAATCAAATTTTACCTTTTGTTTAGCAGGTGCAAACCGATAATTTGAATAATAGGGTACCTCAAATCCTAAAACATTATTCACGGCATTGGTCATCATCGATGACCCTTCTTGGGCGTTATGGTTCTGGTATACTTCAGTACAACTTGCGTGACCCGCTGGTGTATCTGTTTGAGAAACAACAACTTGACCATTAGCATTTAAAGAATTGTGTCCTAAACGCGTAACTTGGTAGAATGCACTAAACGGTACATCAGTAAGATTGGAGAAGTCGTATAGCCACCGAACGCCTCCTCTCCAACCAGCAAAACCAGTTGTTAAATAACGCATTAAGGTCATTTGCGCATAAGCATAGTTACCTGCTGTTAAATTGTAGGTAAGAGAACCTGATGTTGTGGAATAACCAGGCTCAAAAGGAAGAGCTTGCCGGCTCGTCCCTCTCATTATGTTTTGACCTACTGTTCCAGAATCAAATAATGCAGGTTGCACTTCATGTAAATTAAATCTTTTAAGAAGTGTGCGAAATGACCGGATAGATTCACCGAAATGAATCATATTAGTTTTGTCAGAAGTAGGGATAGTCAAAGCTGCCTGTGATAATAAGTTTGGATCAATTGGTTTAGAATCCATTTTATTTAATTCATCAGCTGGAGCTTCACTAGCCTGTGGTTCGAATGCTTGTGGGGCTACATTTGGGTGTGCATTCATACGCAACTTACTGACTGTGGCTGAAGTTGGTTGGGCGATTTCAAAATCATCATCAACGGAAACAAAAACGTTAACTTCAATATCATTATCAATCGCTGTATTAGGAACTGTCAGTTCATTTACTACATAAACTGCCAAAGTACCATTACCATATTTAACACTATTAGAAGCATAAGGTAAAGGTGTTGTTGAAAACATAGCACTTTCTGTTGTGGGAATAGTAATATGTTCTCGATAGGAAAATGGTTGACCCCAACCAGCTTTAATTGTAAAATCTGTAGTATCAGAAATATCTACAATAGTAGTATATGCTGTATTATATTCTGCTGCTCCACCTGTTGGTGTTTGGTTTGGATCGTAGACAATCTTCAAACGACCTTTATGGTACTTACTACAAACGACTTGGAAGCGGAAAATCATGGTTCCTCTCCAATAGTCAAAAGGTAAAGTGGCAAAACATGGTGCAGTAAAATGTAATTCTGAATTTAGGATCCTATGTAAACATGGATCTACTACACAATTCCACAGAAGTGTTTCTTGACTTGTTCCAACGTCCCAATCGAAACTTGCCAAATATGTTTCATGTTGAGCAATATTGAGAACTGCCATCTCATCTGTTGATTCAAGACCTACAGTACATGGATCAATAGTAAGTTCTTGTTTTGGGTCAACAGTTAGTTTGTCAACTTGCTCGGTTCCAACTGTTGTAGCTAGTGAACTTCGATTTACAATCCGTACGGAATGTGAATCGATTTCTGCTGGCTTAGAGTATCCAAATAAAGCAGCTATTGCACCTGTAGCGGTAGCGCCAATTTGGGTTGCCTTAGCAAAAGGACCAATTATAGGGACATTGGCCAGTTTTGATGCTATGTTCGCAACAACAGTTGCTGGACGAGATATGGCACCCCTACCATACTCATCAGCCTGAGGTGCAATTGCACTAGGCTCGGTTTGCGTTGGAATAGCAAACCTTACGGACTCGGCCCATGCGAAAACATTGATTGTTACCGTATCTGTGGCTCCAAGTGCATGTTTCAACCCCTGAAGGGTAGAAATTTTAAGTGCACCCATTAAGCTCCAATCTTCTCCTGGAATATCCAGAAGATTTTTGTTCCAGAAGAATGGTAAAACCATTTCTCCACCTTGGGAATTGGTTGGGTCGAGCATAATATGAGGACGTTGTGTATCTCCCACATTATCTACATCGTAAAAAGAACGAGTAACCGACATCTCATCAAGTGTAGGTAATGGGTAATAAGAGACTAAAAGCCTCCCATAATGAAAAGAATTCCCATTAATTAACACTTTAACATGTAACTTCGCTTGCAAAAGTTTATAGTTTGCAATCCTATTAATAACGCGAGGATTGGAAAAATAAAGATTCCAGGGGTTAAAAACTTCGGACAAAGTTGTTCCAACACCCCAATCATAAGATGCAATACGAAGGGGACGACTGAAAAATTCATCTAATGTTGCGTCGGATGCCAATGGCGCTGACCGAACTTCATCAAATGCACCCAGAATATCAGTCTTGTATCCTGGATGTGTATCATTGAATGATACATTTTGGGACTTTGTATTATCGGATCCCAAGCCGACTTGCAGCTCCTCTGCTTGAGGTTCGATATGTGTGTGAGTATCACGATCACAAACAATTCGCGCCCTATAATCTCTGATAATTGCATACCAGATATATATGACACCTGAAGCGAGAAGTCCCCATATTCCATAAGTCTCTGTGCCAGGGGAAGCACATAGACTGTGAGCCTTTATGGCGCTCACATTACCCCGTTCACTTGATTGACTTCGACACTGTGAACCGCGTCCAAAATTTGTTACAGGAATTAATATATTTATATGTAATGTATTATACATATGTGAATATTAAACACAAATTTTATTTGCCGTATCTCCTCAATACATCTAGATAACTATACGGACTTCGAGCTATATTTTTCCAGCCAATGATCAACCCGCTCTTGAAAGCTGATATTTACGGCTGGGACAGGAAGATTGGCACGCTCACAAACACGACGCATTTGTTGCTGACGCATTGTGTATACCTCTCTTCCATGTGCGAACCACTCGTGCATAGCCGTCTCTATACAACTTGACGACACCTGCTCGGGTAATTCAGTTTTGGATCGGATATTAGCATGAAGGGACTTAAAAATGGAGTCTTCACACAATTTACCAATCGAACAACCAATTTCTGGTATAAAATTAGATTGTCGTTTTAGGAAGTCAGCATCTTCAGATCGCATGAATGCTACTTCCTCATCACTCTTATCAGGTAGAGTGATTTTAATGTCATGCTCAGCTAAAAAAGCTTTATAGGAAATAAAATTAAACCCATTATACTCTGGCTTAATGCTTCCTGTGAAATCATCACCATAAGTCATAGCACTCACATTATCTCGAAAATTTTTGGCATTGGGATATGCATCAAAAAATCCAAGACGTACGTAAAGTGATCCGACTGTTCCATTGATATTCACAGTAATATTATTACCAGAAGTATTAATATTAAAAAGTTGAAGCATTGTACCATTATAATCGACCAAAGGATGGACTAAATCTACGACCATATTACGCATAATCTTAAGGTCTTGTTTATTGTACCCTCCAATTTCGGCTAATTCTATAAAGCAACATAAAGCTGCTCGAGTTAATTGAGAATTCATCCTTACATCATATTTAGAGTAATCCCATGCTAAAACCTTATTTGATTCAGCATATTTATGCGCATGATTCATTAATTCCTCCCATTGATTTGAGAAGGCATTAACACCAACAGCACTTTCCGATTCTAACGGATGTAAACTCAAAAAACGAGCAATTGGTAAGAAATACTTTCGAATAAATAAACCAAAAGCTACGGGTGCAGCTTGGAAAACTCGTACTTTCTCCTTACCAATAGGTGTGGGTTCATCTTTAAGCGTAGCTGACATAACGGGATAGGCACGCTCACCCTTATCCCAACTCTCATATAACCTCTCCATCTCTGCTCTCACAGATTCATCAGGTTTACGAGAAATCAACATTTCTCCGTCTCGCACTTCATTGAAATGTTTACTTTTTGGACCAAATACAGGAAAACCCATACTGGTCGACATAGGAATAGGATCCAAAAACCTTTTTCCTTGAACACCAAGGACCATCTCTTCATCATTAAGTGGGCGAAAGTCTTCACTTCGCACATGCTGAACCATCAGAGGAATAAGAGGTTCCAACCAATCTCTCCGCGCTCTTTCGAGTTTGGAAGGAAGAAACATATCAGAAGGATTTGCTATGTGTTCAAGAGTCGCGTTGAATCCTTTCCAGTTTGGAATAAATGGAGGAGGACCCCATTTATTTGTGACACCACACTCCTCAGCTACAATTTCCGAGATAATAGAAGTTTGGACACTACTACGCATTTGACTGCGCAATTTAGTACTACCCAGAACTTCTACATAGTTGGAAGCATCAAGTTTTGACGCCATACAGTGTGGGTGAACCTCAGTTTTGTCTATGAGCTTGACACCATACTGTTCCTTAGGAATGTCAACTGCATTTGCTGATAAAATAACACCAGGAATTTCCTCCAATGAATCGATCAAATGTTGTGCTTCACTCTGCGTTATAGTTTGCATCACACCGGTCTGAGTAGAGGTATTACCACCAATATGGAAACCTACAATTGCTGGACTTTTAGCTTGTAAAATAAGCATACCCATACAAGCTCCATTTTGTGCAAGGCGAGTTTTGTAAGTTCCTCCATAGAAATCAGCATTTCTATGACCGACTTCTCCATGTGACACAGCTACTTTGTCTTGAAGGAATTCTCCCTCCCTACGCACAATAATGTTGCATTGGGATATTCCTTTTGGTTTGGACAAGGGTAGCATGTATACCCGATTCTTAAGATCGGGGCAATTTGGCACATATACGCTTACCAAATCATGCTTGTCGCTCACTACACTTGAACTGAGCTCACACTTGAATTTGAACGTATCTCCGGCTTTGTTCTCGCCTCTATGTACAGTAACTGTAAGATAGCTAGAAGCCATTCTTCTAGGATCAAATCCAGGATAAAACACATGCTTTGGAAAGAAAGCAACGCTTTTACGTGGGAAGAAAATATTACACCGAGTTGTTGTTCCATCATCTCGCTGAAATTCAGCCCAAAACAAATTATTCTTTTTGAAACATTCAGTTAATTGTTGTGGTGTCGAATGTTTCATAACAGGAGAAGTTTCCACTGTCGCACTTAGTTTTTTCATCATAAAACCAAACCAAGAAGGTTGATCATCAACATCAGTAATACCAGCAGGAGTAAGACTTTCCTTAGCTGCAATACGTTGGGTATTCCACATTTGAAATAGTTTTAAACCAACAATAAGAGTTGTGGCTGCAAAAGCTCCTTTGACCACTGTACTGTCTCTTACCGATTTGGCAAAGACAGGCAATGCATCACGCCGGGCAATGTACTCACTTTCATAATGTTGAATACGGGCACGATAATTGGACCAGTAGAACATACCAAGACCCCATTGCGCGCCTAAACATACAGCAAAGCTACCTATTGAGCGCTTAGCAAGGCATACACCCAACATTCCAGTACCGATAATAGTAAAGAAACGTGATTGACGGCGAAGATCATATGCCGCCGCACTTCTTTGCCAAATTGTTACTGAACGCTGGAAAAGAGATGTTTTAAATAACCATTCAGGTGTAATGGAAACAAGAAAAGGTGTTGCAGTACCGTTAATAACATGTGTCATCTCTTTTTGCAATTGGTGTGTTGCCATTTTTCGCACGGGTGAATACCCTAAAAGAGTATTTAGAAAATTGACAGGTGCTAACCATCCATCAATATATTTCTTAACAGCTCGGTAGGCAGATGACACTACTGCATCGGCAATTGCATCCATACCATGTTCTTTAATCTCACATTTACACAAAGATTCTGGGCGATAACATTCATCACACATCTTAGCATCATCAAACTCCTTTGATCTCTTCATGAGATTTTCTTGGTTGGCATGATGTTTCTTCGAAAGTGCAATAACTGCATCTAGATATTGGCATAAATTCAAACACCTACATCTAAGTTTAGTGCCATCTAAAAGTACGACAGTTAAAATTCGCATACGATAATCATCCTTCCCTTCCTTTGTTTGAAAAACATGACATTCGTAAATATCAATCTCCCATACATCGTGTGTGAGTTCACAATTAACTAAGTCAGGATGGTCAGTATTAAGAGAAACTGAACCTTCCTTTCGGTACTCTTGTTTAATTGATGGGCGTACATGGAAAAAACGACGAAGTGATGCCTCAGGTTTGTCAGAATACTGACGAATATTATAATCCGCGAAATTTGATGTTATTATCCCCACCTTAAAGGCAATGAATACAATACCCTTGGCATTGAGTTCCGCTTTAACTGCTTGTGCAGCCATATTATTAAAAAATTTAATAATGATATTTGATGGCGAAATAGGGGCAAATTGTGATTTACCATTGCCTACATCATCAATGTACATCCCAAGACAGTCAGATGTATAATTGGAATCAAAAGCATCATACATATCCTTAGTGATAATACGACGCGTATCAGTATCATATCCCATTGCATGTAGTGACGTTTTCATCGTCAACTTACTGAGGGTAGATTTTCCAACCCCCGATGAGCCAGAGATACCAAAGCCAATTGGTGCCTCTCGCAATGCTGTATTACGGTGTTTAGCAACCACTTTGTGTTTAATACTTACAAGTTCACCATAGCGTTTTTGCAACCAAAGAGCAGTTGGACCCTTGTCACATGCTTGTTTCAATTCACAAACTCGACGAAGTACTTTGTCTAGTTTATGTTCGAAATCATTAATGCAACCTAAATTTCCGGCAACAGCCTGTTCGGCATTAGCAAGAACGTAGTCGCATTCTTCATTAAACTCCTGGGTGACATTGTCAGAATATAGCAACGGTGTAAGTGATTTCTCCTTAAACACCCGGTAACCAGTTTCTGCCATCCATGTAAATGTACGAATGGCAGCATCTATTACATCTACTGCCTTGAGCTGCTCCTTAGCAGCCTCAATAGCAATCAACTTTAAGCCAAATGGTGACCATTCAATCTGTTTAATAGAACAAACGGAAAGAGACATCGCGGCAGAAATTAAATAAGAAATCTTAATAAAGATAGTGTTGGTCTTGAAAAGATCCCATTTCTGCAAAACTTCCGTAGAGGTCCAGGCTTGAGGTGTGATATCCTCTTTAGGCATTCGAGTTATTTCATCAATGATGTTTAGAATTTGTCGGATAACCGACTTCTTGGTATTCATCTTAATGTATGCTATAACAGCAACAAAAACATCAGTGAATGATTTAGCTCGAGAAACTTGGTATGCCATAACGACCAAATTCTCGAGGTGAGAAACCCACTCTGCGACGTCATCATCAGTTGAGTCACCAGTTAAATCTTGAATAGATTTTAACAACTGTGAAAGAACGCCATGTTCTTCCCCATTAAGATCAGCTTTTTCTTGAGGTGGTGTTGCTATTGCCTCACGCACCAAATCATTTCGCTCTTGGGTCGTTTGTGGTGGTGGTTTATCAACAGAGTCTGTTTCTTCCTTGAGCTGTTGATCTAAACTCGGAGAGGTCACCTCGTCTCCAGGCATTACCCACCCATATTCACCAAAAGCATTTAGGGGATTTTTAGTAGGGGGATGGTTTTCAAACATGTCCTCCAGTCCATGGGGTGAAATGCTGTTCTTTGCAATCCTAGCAGCAATTTTTGCATTCCGTTTTCGAACCCGAATGTTGGCAATGATTCGACGCAATTCTTTAGCATTGTGGCGCTTAGAATTGCCTTTCTTTTCATATTTCTGACGATTTGCCAATTTGGTGTCAGTGAAATTTTTAGACTGTTCTTCATAAAAAAGATCAGCCATTGTAATATTATTGTTGTTTGTAGCAGCAAAAAATATATATAGTATGTTAACTTGCCAATCAACATACGGGAAGATCGTATTTGAAATTGCGTACCTTTACTCGCATGAGCTGGTACTCCGGTCATCTTCCTCAATTATAGCGTAGTCTTTAACTATAACTAACCGAATAGTGCCTTATGTGTCTCTCGACTATGTCCGACACGACATATATACATCTGTGACTGGTAGCGAGCTTCTCAGGGCTCTTTTATCACTACACGATATCATCAGACTTCATTCACCCTAAAACGTTAATTCCACAATTCAAATCAAAAATAGGACTTATAATTATTTGCCTACTTTACAATTAAAATTCATTAGGTCGTATTGTGGTCTTAAATGTACCAAATTTCCCGGTAAACCGGATTTGTAAATACACAGATCAGTGAATCTAACTAACTTCATCAAACAGTTTTTGAAGAAAATTGAAGAAACAACGTTTTTTGATAGCTGAATACAGCTTGAAAGAATGAGATTTTTTACTCCTTTTGGAGAGGTGTTCTCATAAATCACCCGTTAAAAATTACTAAATATGTCTCAGCAGTATACTAGTTTGTGATAACCAGTAAACTAATCAACACAAATAATACAATGCTACCTATACGTCTTTCGACGTATAGG